GGTGTAGCTACAGAAATTGAAGAAGCTGAATATGAGGCTTTGAAAAAGAATCCAGTATTTTTACAACACGAAAAAGATGGCTTTTTAAGCGTAAGCAAAAAACCTACAGTTGTAGAAAAAGTAGTTCCTGACATGAATTTGAAAGATAAGTCTGCTCCATTGACTGCTTCAGATTTCAAAGAAGAAGATGAACCGAAAGTAAACTAAAATGACTTCTCTAGTCCCTAGCTATAACGATACAAACTTCAGGCTTCAATTTCCTGCGTTTGAAAACACTACTGACTTTCCTACAGCTCAGTTAGATAGCTGGTGGACTATGGGAACAGCTTACATTAATGTAGATAACAATGTTGCGTGGGATTTTACTTCCAAACAATTGCAACTTGCCTTAGATTTAATGTGCGCTCATTTAGCTCAATCATTTACAATGATTAATGCTGGTATTCCTACTGTAGTAGTTCAGGGAACCAGTGAAGGTACAGTTAATGTATCAATGGTACCACCACCTGTTAAAACAGCTTTTGGCTGGTGGTTGGCTACTACACCTTACGGAAGTCAACTTCGTGCGCTGCTTAGAGCAGTAGCTAACGTTGGATTATTTGTAGGCGGTAGTAACGAAAATCTTGGCTTTCGTAGAGCTGGTGGATATTTTGGATAATGAAATCTCTTAATCTTGATAAGATTAAGGCAACACTAGACCGAGTTCCTGAAGAATTTAATGGTCTAGTCGCACAAGTAGGGCTTCCTTCAGGCATTAATTATGAAGATGGAACTCCAGTAGCTCAAGTAGCTGCAATTCAAGAATTTGGCGCACCAGCGCAGAAAATTCCTGCAAGACCATTTATCAGACCAACTGTAAAAGAACAAAAAGAGCAGTGGACTAAAATTATTGCAAAATCAGTACCAAAAGTTGTAGAAAATAAAATGTCGGCTTTTGATGTATTGGATTTAGTGGGTAGAGTAGCTGCTGCCGATATACAAACAAAAATCTCAAGTATTTACAGCCCTCCTTTGTCACCTATTACTATTAGACGCAAGGGTTCATCTAAACCATTGATTGAAACTGGACTGATGCTTGCTTCTGTTTCAAATGCAGTCAATAAAACTGGTTCAGACTTTACTAAGGGTTAAAAATGAATTTGCGTGGTCTTGTTAATAAATATACTCAAATTACAAATCCAAATATTCAAATCAATTGGATTCAGTCAACTGGCTATACAACTAATGCAGCAGGTAAAAGAACGCCTACAAATTTAACGCTGACCGTTAAAGCACAAGTTCAAGCCTTAGATACTACAAATTTACAGCATACTGATGGATTAAACATTACTGGTGTAATGCGTTCTGTTTATATGTATGGAAACGCTGCTGGTGTAGTTCGTGCGGATAACATAGGCGGTGACATTTTAGTGTTTCCTGAAATTCCTAATGGATGCAATAGAAATTGGCTCATCACAAAGGTCGTGGAAACATGGTCTGATTGGTGTCATGTAATCGTAACTTTACAACAGGATTAAATCATGCAAATTAATGTAGGCACAATTCCGGGACAAGTAGCAGAAGCGGTAGTTGAAGTAGATGCTAATGGAAATCCAATTCAAGATATTTCAACTTATGCAGTAACAATAAAAGATATAACTCCAGTAACAACAGCTACAGATGTTTTGCAAATTATTGGTTCAGCTACTAAAACTATTGCTATTACAAATATTAGAATTACAGCAGATGCTACGGCTGCGACAGAATTAGATTTTTATATTTATAAAAGAACAACTGCAAATACAGGTGGTACTGTAACTAACCCTGCCGTAGTTAAATACGATTCTTTAAACCCAACTCAATCTGCTACAGTTAATCTTTATTCTGCAAATCCATCTGCTTTAGGTACTGGTGTTCTTGTTATCGCATCACAATTTATTGTTCCGCCTACAGCTACTAATGGCGGTATACCAATTATGCCATTGCTTTTTTCTTTTGGCTCACAAACAAGCCAATGTATTATTTTGCGTGGAGTAAATGAAAGTCTTACAATTTCATTAAATGGACAAGCAATTCCTGCTGGGCTAGGTTTATACGCAACGATTGAGTGGACTGAGCAATAATGTCCGTCACAATTGATATTATCGACCAAGATGTATTTGTATCTTTAGTCACATTTTTTAAGAGTTTTATTCCTTCTGGAGTAGAAATCATTCAAGCTCAAGAAAATTTGGTAGCAATGCCAAAAGGCGGGTTTATTGCAATGAACAACGTTGGTATGGATAGACTATCTTTTAACGTTGATACATACAACTCAACCCTACAACAAAAATTTATTTTAACGCCTACAAATTACGCAATGCAGCTTGATTTTTATGGTCCTGACTCACAAGTTTGGGCTTTTGAAACTCAATCTTTATTTCGTGATGAATATGCAACGGATTTATTTCCTGCAAATATTCAACCTTTGTATGCAGATAACCCTGTTCAAATTCCTCTGATTGATGGCGAGGAACAATACGAACAACGCTGGAAAATTACAGCTAGTTTGCAATACAATCCAATATTGACCACTTCACAGCAGTCAATGTTAGATGTAGTTGTAGATTTAGCTCCGATTGACCAAACTTTTAAACCATAGGAGTAATTTAATGAGTACCATTCCTTTTTCACAAGTAGTAAATGTAGTCCCATCCGTGCTATCTGCTGGTGGTATCGCTGTTGATTTAAACGGTTTGATGCTCACACAAAATGCTTATGCTCCTGCTGGTACTATTTTAACATTCGCTAGTGCTGCTGACGTTCAAACTTATTTTGGTGCTGGCTCAACAGAGGCTTCTTTAGCAACTATCTATTTTAATGGTTATAGTATTGGTACAAAATTACCAGGCGAACTATTGATTGCTAATTATGCTGAAACTGCAACTGCTGGCTGGTTGCGTAGCGGTTCATTAGCTTCAATGACTTTAGGACAATTGCAAGCTCTAGGTACAGGTACATTATCTGTTACTGTCGCTGGCACTTTAAAAACTTCAGGCTCAATCAGTTTAGCTGCGGTAGCAAGTTTTAGTGCAGCAGCAGCAGCAATTCAAGCTGCATTTACATCACCTGGTTTTACTGTAACTTACGATTCAGTTAAAAGTGCTTTTATCTTTACTACAACAACAACTGGCGTTACTCAAACAATGTCATTTGCAGGTGGTACATTAGCAACTGGTTTGATGTTGACTTCTGCCACTGGTGCTGTAGTTTCGAATGGTCAAGATGCTGCTGTTCCAGCAACATTTATGACAAGCATTATCAATCAAAATCAAAATTGGGCTACATTCTTTACAGCATGGGAACTTGCAACAATTGATGAAAAANAAGCATTTGCTACTTGGTCTAATTCAGTTGCCCCACGTTATCTATTTATCTGTCAAGATTCTGACGTTAATATTCTTAATGCAGCTTCAACAAATACATTTGGTGACTGGTTACAAACAAATCAAATTGTTGGTACATTGGCTATTTATGGCAATAACACACACGCTGCTTTTGCTTCAGGTTTTGCTGCTTCATTAGACTTTACTCGTTTAAATGGTCGTGCAACATTAGACTTCAAAGAACAATCAGGATTAATTCCTTCAGTATCAACTGCTTCTAACTACGCTGCTGTTGTTGCTAATGGTTATAACGCTTACGGGGCTTACGGTTCTAACAATCCAGCAAATAACGCTAATTGGTTTACTCCAGGCTCTGTTTCAGGAAAATGGTTATGGGCTGATACATATTTGAATCAAATTTGGCTTAACGCTAATTTGCAATTGGCTTTGGTAACATTGCTACAACAAGTAGGTTCAATTCCTTATAACACACAAGGCTACTCATTAATTAATGCTGCTTGTTTAGACCCAATTAACGCTGCAATTAATTTCGGTGCAATTCGTAAAGGTATTCAACTTTCTGCTGCTCAAGCTGCTGAAGTTCAATATGCTTTAGGTTATGACGCTGCTCCAGTTATTGCTTCACAAGGTTATGTATTGCAAATTTCACCTGCAACAGCTCAAACTCGTGCTGCTCGTCAATCACCACCTATTACTTTATATTACCAAGATGGTGAAAGCGTACAACAAATTACTCTTGCTTCTATCGCTATTCAATAAGGAATAAATCATGGCAACAATAACCTCAGCAAATTCACAATTAACTCTTTCAGTTGGTGGGCTATATGGCTCACCTGTAAGTATTCAAGGCTATGCGGT